TCTCAATACCTTACTCCTCATCGTAGAAATATGCATTATGCGGATGAATTTGACCCAACACCTGATCTTGAATATAATCCTAACATTACACCTTTTCCATATAATAATATTATAGATGATAAGCTAGACATGGATACCCGTAAAAATATTTTAGGATTAAGTAAGCGAACTGAAGCTATTTTTGGACGTAACATGCAACAAGTTATTTACGGAGGTGAAGGTCAACCAAATACTGCACACGGAGAAAATCTTATTACTGATCATATTCATTATAAACGCTTAGCAGAAATTCATAGTGATATTATGATAGAAGTAGGGAGAATATTAGGAGGGTCATATAAACTACTATATTGGTTAACCTGTAATAAGATAGCTAACAAACAAGAGGCTGTACCTGCTGTACATTTAGTTGCAGTCGAAGGCTCTGTATATAGGCAGTTAGAGTCCTATCAAGAAGTAGATAATTTAATGAATGCAATTCAAGATTCTAATCGAATGTTTACTATGAATGATCTTAAGGCGTAGATGTTATTTTATCCGGATCTGCCACTTTTGTTTTTACATCAATAACATCTGCCTTTTGTAACAAACGTTCAAGTACTTCTTCTCTGCTTAACATTAATGCATGTTGCTGGTCGGCTGATTGAAGTTCTTTTTTTGAATCAATATCTAACTGTTTTGCTTTTATTGTAGTGTTAGACTTTTTATCTTGAACGACTAATTTATTTAACGTGTCAATTGCTCCGGTAGATGCTTTAATTAATTCTGCAAGAGAAGATACATTTTCTGCTTCAGGCATATGATGTACTACCTCTTTCATATTATCTATTAACTCTAAGGAGTCTTGAATTAATTTAGATGATTTTTGTATAATAAAATCTTCAACTTCGTCTTTAGAAATATTAAATCTCTCCGACTGCTGTGCTAATTCTTTACTAGCTTTAGGTACAGTTTTTAACTGTGATATCAAATCTGCTGGATCAATGTCATCCATAAAAGTATTTACTTGAAAAATCTAAATTATATACTATATTCATTGTATGGACGATTTTCAACCATTACAATACCAATCATTAAGTGACACAAATGTAACCTTGTGTGATAAAGAGATTGAACTTAAAGTTGTCAAAACTCACCCCGATGCTAAATTACCACATAGAGCTCATGACAGTGACTCTGGATATGATGTGTATAGTGTAGAGGAAGCCATTGTACCGGGCAACGGCTCTGTAGTAGTCCCGGTGGGTTTAACGTTAGCCTACATTACACCTGGCTATTGGTTCCGAGTAGAACCAAGGAGCGGGTTAGGATTTAAACATAACCTTCAACCTCATTTAGGTATTATTGATAATGGTTATAGAGGAGATCTTGGAATTAAATTGTATAATTTTAGCAATGTAAATATAACCTTAATTAGAGGTACCAGAATTGCTCAATTAGTATTATATCCTCATATTACAGCAACAGTTTCTGAAACAGATAAAATTGATGACACTGAGCGAGGCGAAGACGGGTTTGGATCTACTGGATGACAATTTCTGATATTTGGTGTGAAAAATACCGACCGAGTACTTTAGATGAAATAGTCTTAGATAAAAGTACTAAAACTTATTTTAATAAAGTACGGTCAGAAGAAAATATACCTAATGTTTTATTTGTAGGTAAGCCTGGTATAGGTAAAACTTCTCTAGCTAAAATTATTGTAAAAAATATTCTTAAATGTCAATATCTCTATATCAATGCGTCGGATGAAAACGGTATAGATACAATCCGTACAAAAGTTTTAAACTTCGCGCAGACAAAGAGTCTCTTTGGGCAAATTAAGGTTATAATACTTGATGAGTGTGATGGATTATCTATTGATGCGCAAAAAGCGCTACGTAATTCGATAGAAGAGTATCACGACTTAACAAGATTCGTTTTAACAGCAAATTACAAACACAAAATTATTCCAGCACTACAAAGCAGATGTCAAATATTTAATATTAGCTATGATAAAAAAGAATACTTAGCTAAATTAATATCTATTGTTAAAGCTGAGGAGCTGAAAATTAATAAAGAAGATTTTACTAAAATTATAGATAATTGTTATCCAGATTTCCGGAAAGGTATTAATGCGCTTCAAAAATATTATCTTTCAAATGGAAAAGAAAATAATTGTAACAATACAAATGAACTTCTAGATGGGTTAATGGATCTGTTAATTCAAAAAAAATATTTCTTAATTCGTAAAGCAATCATTGAGAACGAAGCATCATTTAACAATGATTATGATGAGTTATTTAAACGGCTATTTGATTATATGTATATAAATCCTATGCCTGAAGAAAGAAAAAGAGACTGTCTAATTACAATCTCTAAATACTTTTATCAGAATAGTCAGTGTATAGATCAAGAGATCAACTTCTATTCTTGTATACTCGACTTGAGCGCTTAAGGTAAGTAATTTGCAGTACCTAACTTATAATTACCATCAGGTACCTTAGTTTGCTGACCTATATCAATTGCTTTATCTTCTACATCTTTAGGCTTTAAGGTAACTTCAGCATCTTCACTCTTAATCCGTTGAGTACCTCTTGCTTCATCCCAAGACATATCAAATTCAAGAAGATTTAATGGAATCGTTATACTATGTGAAAAGAATCCTGGATTAGTCTCAACTACAACGTCAGCAATATCCCAATCAGATGTAGATGTACCCTCGCGCTGAGTGGGAGATTTTTGAGCTACCTCATATTTTGCGCTTTTAATAGTAGAGAGCATAAGATATTTACCTTGCTCTACAAGAGTTAATATCTCATTAACATAATTTTGTTTTGCTTCATTAAGAGATTTATACCAATCAGATGTTTTAATATCTCCTTTAATCTTCACATAATCACCAGCAATAGGACCGACCTGAGTGAACTGACCAATTTGCTCTTCGAATAATGTATTGAACTTACTCATTTAAATTATTTATTGTTTTAAGCACTTATAAATTAAATAATTATACATGGCCATTAATCTTGATAGATTTAAAAGAGTAAGAAATACAGATGCTTACCGCAAATTTTCTTATGCTGATTTAAGTTTAGATATACAACTCAATAGCCATGTACCTTCTACTCCTGTAGGAATTAGATTAAATTCTGCAGATTTAAAAATAAGCTATGATCAAAATGCTATTTTTAATTCTATAAGAAACATCTTTAATACTAAAAAAGGTCAAAAAATCTTAAATCCTACATTTGGTTTAGACTTAGAAATGTTTTTATTTGAAAATATTACAAAAGATAATGCAGATCTTATTGGGCGAAAAATATATGATGACCTAGGTCTATATGAGCCTCGTATAACGGTAGATTCAGTCAATGTGGTTGCACATCCAGATGATAACGAATATGAGATTGATATAACTATTATTATGCCTGCATTAAACAATATGTCAGCTACTACTACTGGACGCCTTAACGAAAAAGAATTTAATTATATTTAATTATGAGCAATTATACAACTACAACGAGATCTAATTTAACGGAATTTAATCTACCTACAAACGCATATACTGGGTTTGATGCTCAAAGTCTGCGCACGTTAATTATTAATCGCTTAAACAACGACGAGACAATTAACTTTACAGATCAAAATTTCGAAGGCAGCAATATTTCTGCGCTTATAGATATACTTGCATATACATATCATACACTGTTGTTTTACTTAAATCAAACAAGCGGAGAAAGTAATTTTGCAGATGCAGAATTATATGAAAATATAAATCGTATAGTAAAGGTAATAGGATATAAACCGATTGGAAAACAAACATCTATTTTACCTATAACTATAACTGCAAAAGCCGCTTTAAGTACAGGTTATTATACTGTTCCAAAATTTGCCTTTGCAACTGCTGGAGGTCAAACATTTTCGTTTATACAAGATTTAACATTTGAAAACTTAACTGCAGTAGATGAAACTGTAATCCCTCTACAAAATACATTAGCATATGAAGGTACGATAGAAGAATATCCTCTTTTATATCCCATAGGTGAAAAATTTGAAACAATAAATATTCTACCAGGTGATAATGTAATAATAGATCATTTTAATATTTTTATTTTTGTTAAAGAAGTTAATGAACAAAATAAATGGTATGAATGGAAAAGGATACCGAGCTTATTTTTATCAAATCCAAATGATAGACATTTTGAAGTTACTTATAATGAAAATAAAAAATATGAACTGAAATTTGGGAATAGTATTAACGGTAAAAAATTAAACTTAGGAGATACAGTAGCAATATACTATTTAAAATCTTCCGGGTCGCGTGGTAAGGTTTCAAGTAATACATTAAAAAATACATCAATAAATGTTTATAACAACAGTCAATACGATGAAATATTTGCTGATATAAAAGATACATCGCTTAACTATATAACTATTGAAGACTCACCTAAAATTACTATCAATAATACAGAAGACAGCACAGAGTTCGGGGACGAGGAATCCGTTGCAGATATTAAACAAAACGCTCCTAGGTTTTTTAGTTCAGAATATAGATTAACTACAAAAGCAGACTATAAGACTTTTATACAACGTAATTATAAGAATTTAATATACGATTGTACAGTACTCAATAATAGTGATTACACGAATGATTATTTAAAATATATTAATGACGACCTCGGATTAACAGACTTTA